CCTACTCTCCAGGCGAAGGTGGTAAAGCTAATTGGCAACCCGCACGCAAATACCAGACACATTTCTTTTGGCGACTACTTGCAACAGGACGTCAAGGCTATAGACTACTTTAACCGCTTCGCTATTCCAGACGGATCTCCTCTACCTGAAAAAAATAAACTTGAATACGCTGCCAATGCCGCCGTGTTGAATGCCATTAACGAATTAATCAACAATAAACTCGCAAAACGCAAAACCCTGGGGAATGCCAAAACCAAAGTGTGGGAGAAACTCACCGAAATAATCACCGACCTTCCCTTTAACCAATGGCCCCACAAATTGCCTGCAAACTCCCGCAGGCTTAAACATAAATTTTTGGAATACAAAAAAACCGGATATGAAGGGCTGATCCACTCCGGGTTTTGCAACAAAAATTCAGAAAAAATAAACGATGACGCAAAATGGTGGCTGATCCAACGATTTGCCGATCGTGTGGATAAAATTGCAACGGTTGAGCAATTATGGCGCGAATATAACACGATGGCCAAAGGCGAAGGTTGGAAACGCCTGAATGACGATCGCACCATCTATACCTTCCTTAACCAGGAAGAAATTAAGCCATTATGGTACGGACATCGCTTTGGAGAAGGCAAAGCAAAAGAGAAATACACTTATTTTCACAAAACAAAACTCCCTTCTATGCGCGACAGCCTCTGGTATGGTGATGGTACCAAATTGAACTACTACTATTTAGATGCAAAAGGAAAAATGGCAACCTGCCAGGTATATGAAGTGATAGATGCATTTTCAGAAGTATTTTTGGGATATCACATCTCCGCTACCGAAGATTATGAGGCTCAGTATTCAGCTTATAAAATGGCAGCGAAAACCGCAGCCCACCGTCCTTATCAATTGGGTTTTGACGGACAAGGAGGTCATAACAAATTAAAATCGGGTCAATTTTTGACCAAACTGGCGCGGCTTTCTATCAAGGCGCAGCCTTATAACGGGAAATCCAAGACCATTGAGAACGCATTTGCACGCCTTCAGCAACAATTTTTAAAACGCGACTGGTTCTTTACCGGCCAAAACATTCAGACCAAAACTATTGAGTCTAAGGCAAACATGGAGTTTATCCTTGCCAACGTGGCCAACTTGCCAAGTTTGGAAGAGGTGAAAGAAGTGTACGCCAAACGCCGCAATGAATGGAACGAAGCGCCGCACCCTAAGACTGGCATCCCACGTTTAGAAATGTACCTGAATTCTGAAAACCCTGAGTCTCCTGAATTGAGCCTCTTCGATATGGTAGATCTCTTTTGGATCTTGCGCGAAAAGCCTTCGACATACGCTGCATCTGGTTTGAATTTTACCGAAAAGAAAATCCAGTACGATTACTCTGTATATGACGAAGATCGCTCAATCGATATGGACTTCCACGTGAAAAATATCGATAAGAAATTCCACGTGAAGTTTGATCCTGAAGATATGAGCCTGATCTATCTCTATGAAATGACTCCACTCGGATTAAAATTTGTAACCGCTGCCGAAACAAAAACAGAAGTTTCCAGAGGTCGCCAGGAGATCACAGAGTTCGAAGACAAGTTTGTGCGCGACATGCAGGAGAAAAACAAGACTGCAAGAGTAGATATGCGTGACGAAATGGATAAGATCCTTGAACGCTTCGGCACAAGCGTAACTCAAAGAGGTTTCAATTCGCCAGGAATAAAAGGAATTGAGACCAGTCGCCTTCAGAAATCAAAACTACACCCAAAAATTAAAATTGAACAGAAAGACATCGCGGTCCACCAGAAGGAACTCAGTAACGCAGTTGCAGGGGACGAAGAAAGCGACATCTACGATTTGATGTAAAAAAACCGACGGCCAAGTCCTGAGAAAACCAACCGCCGGCATAACAAAAGTTAAAAGTACAAAATTATGACAAAACAAGACAAAGAGCAAATCACAATCGAACTGGAAGCCTACGTTTCCCGTTACGAATCTCAAAACAAAGCGGCAAACACGCTCAAGGGAGTGTCTCCTGCCACGGTTAGCCAATTGGTTAACCGAAATTGGGACCTGGTAAAAGACGAGATGTTTAGAACCGTGTCCTCACAAATTGGCTACAATGCAAATAAATGGGTAGTGGTTGAAACCCGCGATTTCAAAACGGTAACCCAATTGCTTACAGATGCGCAGGTAAATAGCAATGTTTTCGCCATCATCGGGAAATCTGGTACCGGGAAATCCATCGCCCAGAAACAATATGCCGCCACCCACAAGCGCGCTCACCTGTTGCAATGCAATGAGTATTGGAACCGCAAGTATTTCCTTGTAGAATTATTGGCGTGTATGGGCCGCGATGGTTCCGGACTTACGGTTGCCGAAATGATGCAGGAAGTGGTGAGATCTCTAAAGAAGCAAGAAAGCCCACTCCTTGTTTTTGATGAAGCCGACAAATTGAGCGACCAGGTACTTTATTTCTTCATCACCATCTACAACCAGTTAGAAGATCACTGCGGAATTGTGTTGATCGCGACAGATCATCTTGAGAAACGAATTAAGAAAGGCCTTAGGCTGAACAAAAAAGGATATCAGGAAATATACAGCCGTATAGGCCGCCGCTGTATAGAACTATCCGGTGCGGGAACTACAGACATCACCCAAGTTTGTGCCGCAAACGGAATTACAGACCGCTCCACCATCAAGGAGATCATTAAGGATAGCGAGGGAGATCTTCGCCGCGTAAAGCGCAAAATACACGCTTTGAAAAACAGAAAAACGAACTAAAAACCCCAAACTCCCCCCACCTTTTATGCCCCATTTAAAGCGTGCAATCTCTATAGACGAGATTTATAAAATGACATTTGTGGATATGCCCTTTGAGGGCGAGTGGAATGAAAGCTTTGGCGAGCCGGAACGCTCCGGGGTTTGGCTCATATTTGGGCACTCTGGCAACGGCAAGACAGACTTTGCAATCCAACTCTCAAAATATTTAACTCAATTTGGCAATGTTGCCTATAACACTCTCGAGGAAGGCGCAAGAAAATCATTTCAAATGGCCTTGCAACGCAATCACATGCACTTGGTCTCCAACAGTTTTGTAATCCTTTCTGAAGGGATGAACCACTTGCGCAAGCGACTTGGAAGGCGTAAATCTGCCGATATTATAATCATAGACAGTTTCCAACACGCCGGAGTTACTAAGGCTGAGTATATCGCCTTAAAAAAAGAATTTCCAAACAAGCTTTTCATCTTTCTTTCTCACGCCGACGGGAAACACCCGGAAGGCCGTCCTGCAAAATTTGCTTACTACGATGCCGACGTAAAAATACACATACAAGGTTTCGAGGCATTCATAAAATCGCGCTACGGCGGCGGAGAGCCATTTATTATCTGGGACGAAGGCGCCGCAGAACATAACGGACACATAAAATCTTAAAAATGAAAAACACACTGCTACACTTGCTGGATTTGCCAGCCGATATTTACGAAAATCACGTCTTTGAAAATTACCTTCTCTGGTGCGATTTAAAAAGCAACAGTCGTACAGATTGCCAGAAGCTTCTCGCGAATCCTGCCTTATTTAGATGGTGGATGATTCAATACGCTGAATTGGAACAGCAATTCATTGAAGAAGCCGCAGAGTATCACGGCCATTGCGATAAATACGTAATGCGAAAATTCTATACTGAAACTGTTATAAAAATAAGCCAGTATTACTGCACCCCGCTTATAATCCTTGCCCGAAACCTCAAACCCATCACTCCCCAATTCAATTAATTATGAAAGATCTATTAAACAAGAGAATCCAAAATCTTCAAAGTGCCGTCGCCTGGTCTCACGAAAACGGCGGGCTTTCCAACGGTAAGCGCATTTGCTGCCATCAGGAAATAAGCGCAAGCCTTCAGTTAATTGGAGATTTCACCAGTGAATTGACTGCAGATTTGGCCTACATCATTCCAGAGCACCTCGAAGATCGAGTACAAGACATCCTCAGCAAGATCAAAAACACCAACTGGGAAAAACAAGACTTAAAATTTTAAACCATAAATCAAAAACTATGAATTCAGAAACAATGAATGCAGCATCAAAAAACAACGAAGTGGCAACTCCGGGAATTCCCGTCAGCGAATCGGAATTAAAAAAAATTCAAACTCAAAGGTTTACTGATACTTTAAATGAAATTTTAACTGGATATCACAATCCTAAAGTTTGGTTTTCAGAGAACCTGGTGCAACGTGCCAGGGTAAATATTTACTGTCCACTTAATAATGCGCAATTAAATCATTTGTGCTATTTCGCAGATAGCTGGAACCAAGATATGAGCCTTTCACGATCTGGTGCAGGCTTAAAAATTCAATTCACCCTTAAAAACAATTAAAATGAACACACAAACCACAACCCCTACACCGGTCAAAACCTTAGACCAAATGAGCGATGCTGAACTTTCCGCAGAAATGGAGATTCGC